GTACAGCCTGTTACTGAGACCAAGTGTGTCAAGAGACAAAGGAGCATCAGGACTTAAGTTCGCAACTCCTTTGACAGCTTGATTAATAGAGTTTTTTAATTCTGGCAAATTCATCTGACCAGTAGCTTTCTGTGTAGAAAGAGCCTTGTTCATCAAGTCCATCCCTTCAGGACTACCATCAGCAAACCCAGCTTCTTTGACCATCTCAGGTGTCAAAGTACCATCAGAGAATGCCTGCATCAAAATAGCTTTGTTGGATTCCCGGTTCTCAACCTGTTGAGTCTGATTATACATAGCAGACAGGGCTTTTGACTCACCACCACCACCTTGGATTCCTTGTAGTTGCTGTTGCATCTGAATGTATTCACCATAGGTAAATCCATCACCTTGTGCTCTAGCAGTCTCAAGCATCTGGGTTTCTAGTTCCATCCAGGTGTTACTACCTTGTGCTTGGACAGTCTGCCAACGATTTGACGTAGCAGCAACAGAAGCCTTACGCAGTTCGTTAGCTAGTCCTTTACGGGTTGAAAGAGGCTTACCTGTAGCAGGATCAGTGTTTGTTTCTAAGAACTTTTCAACATCAAAGCTAGGATCAGACTCGATCTTATCTTTAACTACACTTTTGTATTTGTCCCAGCGTTGAGCAAAACTAAGAGGCTTTTGACTATTAGGATCAACAATCAATCCTGTAGCATTCCACAGGTCTTGACCCACATTGTAGTTACCAACATCTAATTCGTTGTTGATTTCCTGTGTGTTGACAACCCAATCCCTTTGGGAATCATTGATACCCTGCCTCTTGTTTGCATCAGCAAGGAACGCTGTCATTTGTTCCCTTGCACCACCTTTACCACCAGCAAAAAACTGCTCTACAAACTCGTCTCTAGCTTGTGCAAAACCTTGTTGTTTAACAAAGTCTTTGTAGATGACACTAGCAGCAGCAGCTCGTTCTGCACTGTTAGATGCAGTAGCAGGAGTAAAAGTAGAACCATCAGGACGACGGATCTCAAGTGAGTTATTAGACTGCATCTGATCCATGAGGTAGGACGGAAATGCAACCTTTGCTTCAGCCATGTGCTGCTTAGCAAAACCAACTTGTTGGTACTGACCAAGCGAACGATAACGTTGAGCAACCTCATAATCTTGAGTACGACGTAGTGCTTCACCAGCAGCTTGGTCAGCAGACATACCAGCAGCCTTTAGTTCTGCCATAGTCTGGTTGTACTTCTCTACTGATTTAGGATCCCAGTTATTGGCATCCATATCAAGACGAGCAGCCTTACCTTCAGCTGCCCTGTCTTCCATGTACTTTTTACCAAACTCCTTACCCAGTCCCAACACCATCTCTGAGAACTGACCCAGCTCTTGCATCTGCTTGAGTTGTGCTTCAGCTCTTTTGTTTTCTGATTGGAATTGAGTGTTGAGGTTCTGGAGAGCCATCTTTTGATTGGCTTGCTCTTGACCTAAGAACGCTCTATCAAGGCTTTGCTGTTGCTGAAACGCTTGTCTAATCTGCGACTCAATGTCAGCAGCTTGTAATGGTTGACCAATATCTGGCCCTTGAGCCGGGTTATACTGGTCCTGTTGATTTATTGGAGTAAATGTCATTCTTCAAATAGTTGAGGACCTTGTGGTGAGAACTGTTGGAAGGTGTTAAATGCACTCATACCAGCCTGACCAAGACCCATTATAAGACCCATACTTGAAGGAGCTGGACCCACACTCTGCATCATGGGCATAGTAGGCATATTAGGGATACGACCAAATCTAGGCAGTACAGCAGCAGTTTGTCCAACCAAATAGTTCTGATGTGCAAACCTACGATTGTCAATCTTACTCTGCATGTTGAATGTATCAACTGCACCAGTAAGTTGTTTAGCTTGGATAGCACGATTGCGACCCAGTTGAGCAAGGTTAGCCACATCAAACCTAGCAGCTGTGCGTCCTGTACGACCAGCAGCAGCAGCGATACCAGTAGCCTGAGCTTGTTGGACTGCCCTAGCTTGGTCAGAGAACGCAGCAGAAGCAAAAGTGTCGTTCAGTTTTTGTTGCCGTAATCGGTAGACATCAGCAGCATATTCATTATTAAATTTAATTTGCTGGTGTCCTTGTTGAACACGAGCAGCAAAAGCATCAGCAATCATCTGCTGCTGATCCATTATACCCTGAATGTTGGATACATAGTTAGCAGACAGTTGTTGCCGTTGCAACATGTTTTGACGGCGTGCTTGACTTTTAGCACGGTTGTATGCAGCTTGTCTGGCGCTGTGTCCAAAAATAGACTGGGCACCACCCATAAGAAGCTGCGCTCCGCCCAATATATAGTTCAGTGCCATTAAGACCTCTGATAGAATTTATTAGTGTACTCTCCTTCCCATGTCATAGAAATAAGAGTCACAGGAAGAGGGTATTTAGATTTGAGTGATAGATTAACGTTATAGTTCCGTTCATAAACCGGAATAGTAGTTTCATCTACAAACAGCATCGGTGCATTATTTGCTAAATACGCATCCATAGGGCGTGATTCGTGTGTAGTTGTATAGGTTGGTCGTCCAACTCTACCCAGTTCAATATCGAATGTGCCAGTTGCACCAGTGTTAAACTTGCACCTATGAATGATAAGACTACTTTGAACGTCAGATCTAATGGAGTTAGTACCAGCTGATTTAACAGGATAGATGGTTGGAAAATCAACTTCCATAGTATATTGGTACCCAATCCATACTGTTAGATCTGTAATGGTTAGAGTAAGCCTAGAATCAGGAGCACCAGCAATACGAAGAACGTCCCCGTTAGTGTAATTAGTACCATAAGACGAAACGTATATTTTAGTTATAACACCATTCTCTACAGTAGCACCAACTGTCATGCCATTAGCGTTGGCATTTGTTACTGTTTGATTTACCAGTTTTAGATTAACATGCTCACCATCAGCAATGTTACCAGCAGCACTATTAGTAATTGCCAGCGAGTAACGTTCATCCCATTTGCCATCAAGTGTGATCGAATCAAACGCAGCATTAATAGTGTTAACACGATTGTCTCCTGCAGTTTCAATATCAACACACTGAACGTCTACACCATTACCTACTTGGAAACACATAAGCTGTGTGTCAGTTCCGTTCAGTTTAGTTTGAGCATAATCAAACGGCATGTCAAATGTAGTTTGATCATTAGCAGCATTGTAGGTTAGATCAGCATGTGGTATCTCTACCCTGTTGTCAAGATTAACAAGGATAGGAAAAGTTATTCCATTTAGAGTTACAGTAGCATCATTAGGGTTTAGATCCAAAGCAACAAGCGACACAATGTTATCACCACTGCCATCGGTGTCATCAATCCTAATACACCCATACCAAGTATCACGGATGATTGTCTGGTGAATGCAGAAACCAGGAATAACAAACTTAAACCAAGCATTCTGAATCCTACGCTCACCTGTGTTATAGTATCTGTAACCCCATAACTGATTAAACTGATTAGAACCAGTTAAAACAACACTATTACTTTTTGATGTAGCAGTGTTAGTAATGTTAGAAGGGTATAGTGTAGAGATGATTTTACTTTGTTCTACTACCTCAGGCTGACCTTCTCGGGGAGGGTTCTGCATCTCATAAAGACGAGTGTTACCAGCCTGGTCGTTAAGGAATCCAACAGTAGTACCCAGAGTAAATGGAGGGATGTCAATATCATAGTCGTAAGCAGAAACAAAGTTGATTTTAGCAGTTTCAGGACTTAGAATATCATTATCAGTAGTCAGCATAAACTGCTTACTTCTGCTAAACATCAGTAGACCTGCATTAACCTCGATTGAATCAAAGAGAGTAGCAGGGTTGGCAGCAGAAGCAGAAACGTCAATAGGATCTTTAGCAGTAATAGCTAGCGCTGTGGTTACAAAGAAGTTAAAGAAGTCACCAGGTCTGGACAGGATAATGTTTTGTCTTGACAAGAATCCGATACGATTCCTGAACAAACAAACATTATTGATAGCATTACCAATAAAAGAAGGTTCAGGGTTAGTAAGGTTGTCACCAACTAACCTTTCTTCCCAATCAGCAGGACTTACAAGGAACGAACCATCTGACATACGCACCATTAAATGGGGCATGGTTGTCGCATCAATAGTTGTAGATACACCAGGTGCTCTGTGCTCTTCCCATGTACCTTGACCATCAACGTCGTTAGCACCAACAAACCTGACATAGTAGTCATCTTCTAATGACCCACTATTAGCAACTTTACAGCGATAATGGTGGTGACACTGGTCAGGCAGTAGTGTGATGTCTTGTACTTCGTTAGTAAAGACATTCAACAAAGAACGTTCAGGAGTTTCTAAAGTAAAGGTATTACCAGTTGAAGTAATGTGCAACCCATTACCAATCTTTGTAGCACTAAAATCAGCAAGATCATTTACCTTACCAGCCAAATCATCAAGCAGTGCTTCAGTTGTTGCACTGGTTGCAGGTGTAGCTGCAGAAATAATCTCAGTAGTTGTACCATCTTGAATGATGTTAAACTGATATACCTGACTAAATGCCAGCGTAATGACATCAATAAACCCTTCAGCCTCTTGGGCAGGTTCTGTATCACCGGTCATTGACGCAGTAAAACCTCTATTTACAATGATAGTTGTATCATTGATAGTCAGAGTTTTAACATTATTAGAGTCTGTGTGCTCAAGATAGCCAGAATGATCAACTGCAACCCTTGGTTGACGTGCAGTAGCAAATGGCCACTTAAAGGTAGGTATGCTGTAAGGCTCTACATTCTCGCTGTCATAATGTACATGTACTTCTTCACCTGCTGTACCTGTAAAGTACTGACAGGTAATACCAGCAAACCCATCAATAGTGAATTGATCACCTGATTCGTAGTTATCATTACCCATCCTGTTGATTTTAACTGACTGGCATACACCATTCACTACATTAAAATTGACTGTCAATCCAGTTGCAGTATTGTCAGTGGTATTAGTAGTAGCTACATTATTGTAGTCAGCATTATAATCATCATCACTAGCATCAAAACCTTGACCATCAGTCCTACCAGATCCAGTGTCTCCAATCAGGTTGACATAGTTTCTGCTAGTTACATCAGCAGTACCAGCAGTGTTTCTGTAGGTGTAGGTAGGACCGTTTACAAGACGCCAGATTTGTACAGTACCATTCTGTCTAATGACACCCATGTACTGTTCATCAGGGTCACGATAAATATCAAACCATTTACCAACATGTTCGTTGGCATCGTTAACGCCATTGTCAGGAGATAGTTGTGTGAGTAGCTCAGTACCTTGCCGTTTGACAAGCATCAAGCTAACGTCAGGCAACCCATTAACCAAGTCCCTGACCTGTCCTTGGCTTTTGAGTTGGTCTGGTTGTTCAGAGATACCTAAGACATAGTTAGGGATTGTTTGGCTAATACCACTCATCGTTGCAGTGCTCTATATGGAGAATAGGGTCGATACTGGGTTTGTTCTGGCCAACCCATCATGGTGTAATCACCTTGGTTGCATTCGTATTCCATGCAAGCAGCTCGTGCCATCTGTTCTTGTTGCTGTAGCATACCGAACAACTGGGCATTAGAGACAAGCTGTGTAGCTGCTCTTACCTGGGATCTAGCAATGGCATACCTCTTAAAAGTTTGTGGCAGGTCATCATAAGAAAACAACCAAGTAACATCAAGGTATACTTTACCGTCAGAATTTACAAGATTATTTTCTTTGTTAAATTTGTAAGTATGTTGTACCTTATCATATAGTTTACCATCGCGTTGAACAACATTTGTGTTCCTGTTAATGTAATCACCACTAACATCAAGACGTAGCATGTCACTCTGAAATACGATGTTATCATTCTCATCAGGGGTGAAAGGTACAGCTAATTCTCTATTAAATACCCAGCCTTCATTCTGAATATCACGGGTACATTCTTGAAGTAATTGATAAACGTAGGACACCTCAGGATTTGTGTAATCTAAAGAGGTGACTGGGGACTGACCGATCGCTCCCAGTATTTGGTTGACTGCGGATAGTTCTGTATCGGTCTGAAATGTGGAAGCAGAAAAGGTCATATTAATAGATAAAAAAAAGGGGTCCCGCGTAGGAACCCCAGTGTAAATTAGGCAGCAGTAACAGTCAGAATGCTGTTAGGGAAGCCATCAATAGAAACGCGGTCAGCGGAAGCATAAGACTCACCACCATTAACAATAGTGTAGTTGGTGTTAGTAGCATTGGCTTTACC